CCATAGTTCAAAATTATTTACAAGATATAGGACATAATGTAAGAAAGTCGGTAAATACTTTTGACCATGAAAAAGATTTTACTGTAGACGGAAGACCAATAGAGGTAAAAACTCAAGTTCCTTTCTTCTCAGAAAGTGCATTTACAGTTAAGCCTAATCAATTACCAAAATGTCGTAATGTTGATATGTTATTTTTTGTGGCAGTACCAAATACAAAAGGTACGTATAAGGATTTTTATGGTGGTCGGGTTTATCAAGTTGATCCTAAAAAGGCGAGATGGAAAACAAGAACGGTATCTGGTACGAGAAGAATGAAAATTCTGCCTATTGAACAAGATGCAGTTCAGTTAGTACATACAATTTTAGATAAAAGTATTTTAAGGCAAATGGAAGAACTATCCGTGAGTGAAATATAATGAATGTTTTTGATTATTTAAATTCTATCAATCATAATAAAACTGATTTGGTGAAAAGTGAAAAGTTTGATGAAAAAGAATATAATCCTTTTATAGTAAACAAAGGACTATCCTATTTTATTGATACCATAATATTCGCTAATGATATGAATATGTCTTTTGATTTGAATAAAAAGGCACAATATTTGTATTTGCTAAATAGTGTTAGACCTAGAAAAAGATATTCTAAATGGTTTAAAAAAGATAAAGCGAAAGATGTTGAGTGGATTTCCGAACACTATGGTTATAGTCATAAAAAGTCAAAAGAAATCCTAGAAGTTTTAAACAAAAAACAAATTTCGCTAATAAAGGAACAACACTAAGAAAGAATGCTATGATTGGAGTAGAGAATTTACTAGAAGTTGAATTAGTTAAAGAAGATGATTTTTTAAAAGTACGGGAAACTCTTACTAGAATAGGTGTGGCTTCCAGAAAAGATAAGACTCTTTATCAGTCTTGCCACATATTACATAAGAGAGGTAAATATTACATAGTACATTTTAAAGAGTTGTTTGGGTTAGATGGGAAATCTACAGATTTTACGGATAATGATTTATCTAGAAGAAATGCAATAACTAAATTACTAGCAGAGTGGAATCTAGTGCAAATTGTTAATGAAAATATAAAAGAGGAGCCTGTTGCACCTTTATCACAAATAAAGATTATATCTCATAAAGATAAAGATGAATGGAATTTGGTTGCTAAGTATAATATAGGTAAAAAAAGAGAAAACTTGTCTTGATTTTATAATATTTTTTTTGTAGAGTATAGTTATGGCTAATAATAAAAAAGTTTATGATTGCGATTTGCACTTGAGAATCACAAAAAAACAAAGAGATGCATTAGACTTTGTGGCTGACCAGAAAAATGTCAGGCCTTCTCAAGTTGTGAGAGAAATCTTGAATCAATCTCTTCCTAATTTAGAGAGAGATGTAAGAACCCAGAAGGGTGTAGTAGTTGATCCATTGAGTGGTATTTTTTCTTAATTTTATATCATAGGAGTCTTTATGAAAAAGCTGTCCCAGTTTCAAAAAGTCCTCAGTTACTTGCGAGGCAAAAAACGTACTTTGACAAGGTCTCAAGCCATGCAAAGATTCAAGGTCAAAAATTTACCTGCTAGAATTAGTGAAATAAGACAAGCTGGTTATAAGGTAAATAAAGTGAAAAATAGAGTAGGAACAACTGCATATTCTATAGTTTCACGCTAATTTTTGTTATAAATAAAAGCGATACGCCTACCAAGGGTATCGCTTTTTATTTTATTAACTCGCTTAATTTAAGGAGACTATTATGACAAACCTAGCATTACAGCCTTTTGGCGATGTCTTTGACAAATTCTCAAAATCTTTTATTGGTAGTGATTCAGTTTATGATAATATGCATAAACTTCATGATGACTTAACCAAAAATATTCCAAACTATCCCCCTTATAACATTCGTAAGGTTGAAGATAATAAGTATGTTATCGAACTTGCTTTGGCAGGATTCGCAAAACAAGACTTAGAAATTCTTCTAGAAGAGAATATGCTAAAGATTACAGGAAAAACTGTTGAAGATTCCTCGGAAAACTTCTTATTCAAAGGAATAGCAAATAGAACTTTCACTCGCTCCTTTGCTCTTGATGAACAAGTTGAAGTAAAAGATGCAGAGATGTTGAATGGGTTGCTTAAAGTTTTTCTGGAAAGAATTATTCCAGAACATAAGAAACCTAGAAAGATTGATGTTAAAGATGAAAATGGTGAGGTTGCAAGTTCTAAGAAAATAGAAAAGAAGTAGCCAAAAGGGGAACAACAATGTTCCCCTTTTTTATTTTAAGTAGAAGCAATATACATAGTAACTTCAAACCCAAATCGCAAATCAGTAGCAGTAGGTTTTGTCCACATGTTTTTTCCTTTTAAAAAGTTAGTATTGATATGAGTAATAGACTCATGTACAATATGTATATGACTTTTTAAAATAATCGTCTAATGAAAAGTATGAGTTTTAACAAAATAAGTATAAACACTAATGAAATTTTACACTAACTTTTTAAGATATGGTAATCGAATTTTTATTCGAGGCTATAGTAATGGAAAACAATTCAGCGATAAAGTTGAATATAATCCTGTCCTATACTTTCCTACAAAAGAAAAAACTAAATTCAAAACCTTACAAGGTGAATATGTAAAACCTGTTCCTCAAGCAAATATTAAAAGTGCATTAGAAGTTATTAAGAATTATAATGAGATAGAAAATTATCAAGTCTACGGTTCTACTAATTTTCCTTATGTTTATATAAATGAAACGTATACAGGAAAAGTAAATTATGATGTATCTCAAATAAAAATAGCTAATATAGATATTGAAGTTGCTTCCGAAAATGGATTTCCTGATGTTGACTTTGCTTGTGAAGAGGTAACAGCAATTACAATTAAACTGAAAGATATTTTTTATGTATTTGGTTGTGATGAATATTCTAACAATAAAGATAATGTAAAATATTATAAATGTGATTCGGAATCTGATTTATTAAAAAAGTTTTTAAAATTATGGTGTCAACATAGTCCTGATGTAATTACAGGTTGGAATGTAAGATTTTTTGATATTCCTTATTTGCACAATCGTATGTGTAAAATTTTAGGAGAATCCGAAACTAAAAATTTATCACCATGGAAAATAGTTGAAGCTGATAATATATTCATTAGAGGTAGTGAGCAAAAATCATATAACATTTATGGCGTAACAACTTTAGATTATTATGAACTTTATAAAAAGTTTACATATACTCAACAAGAAAGTTATAAATTAGACCATATTGCTTTTGTAGAGTTAGGTGAAAAAAAATTAGATTATTCTGAATATGAATCCTTACATACTTTGTATAAAAATGATTATCAGAAATTTATTGATTATAATATAAAAGATGTAGAGTTGGTTGATAAGCTAGAATCAAAAATGAAACTTTTAGAACTTGCTTTTGCTTTGGCTTATGATGCTAAAACTAATTTTGTTGATGTGTTTACTCAAGTAAGAATGTGGGATTGCCTAATTCATAATTATTTAATTAATAAAAATATTGTTGTTCCTCAAAAAAGAGTTACAAGAAAAGACGTACAGTATGCAGGTGCGTATGTAAAAGATCCTATAGTTGGTATGCACGATTGGATTGCTTCTTTTGATTTGAATAGTTTGTACCCTCATTTAATTATGCAATATAATATTTCACCTGAAACAATCATGTCTAATACGGATATGCCTACAGATATTGAGTATTATCTAAAAGAATCTAATGAAATAAAAAAAAGTAAATATTGTGTTGCGGCAAATGGTACTTGTTTTTCCAAAACAAAACAAGGATTCTTACCTGAGATGATGGAAAGTATGTATGGTGAAAGGTCTGAGTATAAAAAGAAAATGATTTTAGCTGAAAAAGAATATGAAAAAACTAAAGATAAAAGTTTAGTTAATGATATCTCTAGATACAAGAATATTCAAATGGCAAAAAAGATTCAACTAAATTCAGCTTATGGTGCCTTAGGTAATGAGTATTTTAGATTTTTTGATGTTAGACAAGCTGAAGCAATTACGTTGTCAGGTCAGTTAAGTATTAGATGGATTGCTAATGATTTAAATAGATATTTAAATAATTTATTAAAGACAGAGGATAACGATTATGTTATAGCCTCTGATACTGATTCCGTTTATATAAACTTTGGACCATTAGTTTCAAAAGTTTTTAAGAATGAAACTGATAAAAATAAAATTGTAGATTTTTTAGATAAAGCATGTTCCGAAAAAATAGAACCATTCATTGACAACTCTTATGAAAAATTAGCGAAAAGACAAAATGCTTTTTCGCAAAAGATGATTATGAAAAGAGAAGTTATATGCGATAAAGGAATATGGACAGCTAAGAAAAGATATATTTTAAATGTTTGGGATAGTGAAGGTGTAAGATATGGCTCTGCAAAATTAAAAATGTCGGGTATAGAGGCCGTTAAGTCGTCAACGCCTTATGCATGTAGAGAGAAGATTAAAGATGCTCTCAATGTTGTTATGAATGGTAATGAAAATGAATTTCATTCTTTTGTTGAAAAAACTAAAAACGAATTTAAAAAGTTATCTTTTGAAGATATTGCCTTTCCTAGAAGTGTATCTAATATTAATAAATTTAAAGACAAAGCACACATTTATGGTAAAGGTACTCCTATTCATGTTAGAGGTGCATTATTATTCAACACATTAGTAAACAAGAATAAATTAGAAAAGAAATATGAACTTATACGAAATGGGAATAAAGTTAAATTTTGTTATTTAAAACTTCCTAATCCTATTCAAGAAAATGTTTTAGCTATAAATAACATATTACCTAAAGAATTTAAACTTGAAGAATATATTGATTATCAACTACAATTTGAAAAGGCATTTTTAGAGCCTTTAAATATCATTGTGGATAAGATTGATTGGACAACAGAAAAAGTAAATACACTAGAGGGGTTTTTCTCATGAGCATAAGAAACATACCAGAAGAATATTTAAAATTTAGAAAAGAAGATGATTATGGATTTAGTGCTGTAGATGAATCATCACTTCAGACTACAGTAAATCCTGATACATTGGAAACTGAAGTTATTGCAAACTCGATTTCTACATCTAATGAAAACATATCAAAGTTAGAAAATAAAATAGATGGCATCATGAATCTTTATAATAAAAATAAATTAGGATTAGATGCTGAAAGAAAACAAATGCAAGAGGAAGTTGCATCTAAACTTGTTAAGTTAGAACAGCTAATTATGCCTTTGTTAGTAAATTTAATGAAGAATCCTGAGAAAGAATATATTTACTGGCCTAACAGAATTGAAAAGTTGCAAGAACAAGTAGATAAAGTTTTAGAATTGACTAGAGATTAAATTATGTTTTTTGTTATATTGATGTTGCTTAGTGCATTATCAGTTTCGGCAGTTGCGGCATATTATTCTATTATAGGACTTATTGCAATATTTGCCGCTAGCCCTGGACCTATAGCTATTATGGGAGCATCTTTAGAGGTAGCTAAACTCATAACCGCTAGTTGGTTATATAAGAACTGGGATAACGCACCTAGGATAATGAAATATTATTTTACATTAGCAGTGGTTATTCTAGTGTTTATAACATCAGTAGGAATATTTGGATTTCTTTCAAAGGCACACCTAGAGGCAAATTTAGATGTAGGAGAAACTTCAGTACAATTAAAAATATTAAAAGAGCGTGAGTCAATGCTAAATGAGAGATTACAATATCTTTACAAAAAAGCAGGTGACGATCCTGAAAAAATAGCTAGAGCAACAAATAAAGCCATCTTAGAAACTCAAGATGATTTGCAAAAAATTAAACTTGAACAGTTGCCTTTGATGAGAGAAGAAAATAAACAGATGGCAGAAGTAGGACCTTTGAAGTACATAGCGGAATTAATTTATGGTGATGATGTGGAATCGCACTTTGATTCTGCTGTTAGATTTGTTATAATATTATTAGTATTTGTATTTGACCCATTAGCAGTTTTACTAATTGTAGCATCAAATTATTCACTAAAACAGATAAGAGGAGAGTTGCCTCCACCAGTAAAAACACCATCAAATGCAGTAGTAAAAAAACAAACAACAAGGAAAAAAAGAGTAAGAAAAAAAATAGGTGCTTCTACACCATGGCCAGTACCTGTTGATAAAAATGAGTTGAAAGAGTTACGAGATAAAATTTCTTAAAAGGATAGTTATGAATTTTTTTACAAATTTAGTTGAGCAGTTAAAAGATGAAGATACCACAATTGCCAGTTTAGAAAACTCTTCTTCAGAGTTTAGTGGATATATTGATACAGGTTCGTATGCACTTAATGCCTTGCTG